GTCGATCAGCTTCAGCTCGTTGCCGGCGAAGGTGAACATCCGCCCCTGCGGTGACGCCTTCGTCGGCCGCTCGTAGAAGTCAAAGAGCCAGATGTGGTCGCGGAGCCGGTTCGTCTTCGCATCCGAGGCCATGTAGGCGGGGCCGGAGACGGTCGGCGACTGCGTCGAGAGGCCGAGCCCGGTCGAGATGTCCGAGTCCTCCTTCAGCCCTGCGGCGATGTCGCCGTAGCGCTCCTGCACGTCGGGCAGGTAGACCGGCCGGACGACGCACTCCCACGGGAACTGCGACTCGTGCGTCGCGCCGGGCGGCACGATCAGGTCGAACACGCTCAAGGGCTCCCAGCAGATCCGCCCCTGCCGCAGCGGCTCCATCGTCACGTCCGGGTTGGGGCCGTCCGCCAAGAGGCCGAGCGCCCGCTGCGGGTCCAAGACCGGCAGCCCCTGCAGGTGCGGCACGCTGTCGGCGACGAGCGGCCCCTGCGCCGGGTCGTAGCGGCAGCGGACCGCGGCCGTGCCGAGGTCGACGACGAAGCGGTCGATCGTCGCGAGCACGTCGTCGCCGTCCCACTCGTGGTCCCAGCCGTAGCCCAAGGCCCGGTTCAGCTGCGACTGGTACTCCTCCGAGACCTGGTCGTCGCGGCGCAGGAGCAGCTGCGGCATGTCGTTGTCGGAGCCCATCTCGCCGAGCGCCGTCGTCCGGTACTCGTTGATCACGTCGGCGGTGTAGAGCTCGCGGCCGCGGTAGCGCGCGTCGAGCTGCTGGATCGTCCGCAAGGTGCGGGTCTGGTCGTCCCAGCCGAGCCACTGCTTGCCGGAGGCGTAGGCGAGGTTCAGCTGCCAGGTCGGCTCCATGTAGGTGCGGCGGTAGCCGCGGCCCTGCCGGATCCGCTCCTTGATCGGCTTCACGACCGGGTCGAGCAAGGAGCGGCTGCCGTTCGGCGACTCGAGCGCGAGCGAGGTCACCTAGCCTCCTAGTAGTCGGGCAGCTGGGTCGGGTCGATCACGAGCGTGTCCTCGCCTCCGCTCGCAGGCTCGGCGGGCACGGGTGGCGGCTGCCAGGTGCGGCCGGAGAGGTGCATGATCTGGTTGAGCAAGAGCTCACGCTCACGGGCCTGCTGCCGAACCAGGTTGCGGAACAGGCTTGACGTGGTGTAGATCGCGAGCGCGAGCACGACGAGCGCGGCGACGGCAACCCAGACCACCTGCCACGTCACTTGCTCTTCGAGCTCTTGCTCGCGGCCGCAGCCGCCTCTTCCTCCGCCTTCGCGGCGGCGGCGGCCTCCTCGTCGGCGGCCTGCTGCTCGGCGATCTGCTGCTGCTTCAGTTCGATCTCCGCCTCGAGCCCGTCGAGTGAGGCCTGCTTCACCTGCCCCGGCGAGCGCGTGTCGATCCCGAAGTGCGCGCCGACGAGCTGCTTCACCCGCTCGAGCTCGGCGCCCGTGTCGGCCGGGACCTCCTCGGCCTCGACGTCGTCTGCGTCCTCGAGGTCGGCCAACTCCTTTTCGAGGTCGGCGAGCTCCGCCTCGAGCCGCTGCAGCTCTTCGCTCTTCCCGTCCTTCGCCTTCTCCTTCGCCTTGTCGTCGGTCTTCTCTTCGGTGGCGGTGCTCAACGCTTCCCTCCCTTGGCTAGAGCTTGTGCCACCGCAGTCGGCCGGCGGCGTTTACGGACGTGCGCGGGCAACCTGCCCGGATTGTCGAAGTGGTGCGCCTTCACCCAGGCATGCCCGAACTTCAGGTTCAGGTAGGCCCGCTGCGCCTGGCTAACGGCCGGCATCGAGCGCCTGCGTCGCGTCGAGCTCCGCCTCGAGCGCCTCGACGCGGCGCTTCAGCTCGGCCAGCTCGGCCGCGAGCTCGTCGAACGCCATCTCCAGCACCGAGTTGTAGCCCTGCGCGATCGCGTGCCGCTGGTGCAGCCAGGTCACCTCGCGGATCGACTGCAGCGGCAGCCCGCGCGGGACCTTCGCCGCGTCGGTCTCGAGCATCAAGGTGCGCGCCTGCCGGAAGCTCTCCTCGCTCATACCTCCACCATCTCCTTCGCCGTCGAGGCGACGAGGCCGGCGAGGTGGCGCATCTGCGTCACGTCGGCGGTCAGCGTCTCGATGTAGGACGTCTGCCCCTGGATCTTCTGGTCCTTGTCGGCCAGGCTCTTCGTCAACTTCTCGATCAGCCTCTGCCGGTCCGAGACCTCCTTCTCGGCCTGCGCCAGCTCGTCGGCCGCCTTCTGCAACCTGGTCATCTCGTCGCCCTTGACCAGGCCGAACGCCCTGGCGACCCGGGTTCCGCAGAGGCGGCAGAGGTAGACGCGACCGTAGCCCGGCTTGTCCATATAGGTGTCGACGATCGGCCCCTTCTGCGAGCCGCAGAGGCACATCGACGGGAACTGGGCCAGGAACCCTTCGCTCTGCGGCTCCTGCTTCGAGAACTCGACGCTCACACGCTCTCCTTCCACGTTTGACCCGGCGGGCTGGGGCACCGAGCTGGGGGCACGAGCACCTCCCTCCCGTCACTTTCTCGCGGCAGCAGGTCGCCCGCCGGGACGGCCCCGGGCTTCGCCGGCAGACGGGGCCGTAGTCAGAGCTGGAAACTGGGGCGGCGGCCGCGCTCGTCGCGGCGCGTCCAGCCGCGCATCGCCTGCTGCTGCAGCCACTTGACCCGGTCGGCCTCCGTCTCGAGCGGGTCCGGCGGCGCCTCCGACGGGGCCGGCCGCGACATCGCCCCGTAGCGGGCCGCCGCGACCGCGTGCCCGTGCGCGCCCTCCCAGTGCGGGTCGACCATCTCGCCCGCCCAGCGCTTGTCGACCGGCTGCAGCGGCGCCGTCTTGAGCTGCTCGACGAGCTCCGGGCAGGCCCGCTCGACGATGAACCAGCGCGGCGCCCCACACTCGCCGCGACGTGGATGCCAGTCGGGAAAACGCCTGCCCGGATCCAGCCGCAAAAGCTCCCGCAGCCGCGTGAAGCCCGCCCGGGGCTCGTTGTTGGCCCGGGCGATCGCGAGCCCGTGATCGGCGAACTCCTGCTCGATCGTCAGCGGCTGCCCGAACCGGTTGACCGTGCTCGTCGGAGCGGCCAGGCTCGACGGGTCGCCCCAGCAGGCCGACGTGCGCCAGAGCTGGCGCAGCTTCAACACCACCGGCGCCGTCTCCGACGGGAGGCCCGGCCGGTAGTAGCTGCCGAAGCTGACCAGGTTGCCGTCGTAGTCGACCGCCCAGGCGAGAAAACAGGTCGGGTTCGTGAGGCCGTAGTCCATCGACTCGAACCGGTACCAGCCCTGCGGCAGCTCGAAGCCGTCGACCAGGTGATCGACGGTGAGCGTGAACGCCGCCCCCTCGAAGGCGCCCCAGTCACCGTCCAAGAGCTGCTGGCGGATCGTCTCCGGCAGATGCGACAAGCTCCGCACGTACTCGTCGACCTCGAGCCCCGGGTTGTCGGCCACCCGGGCCGGCACGAACACCACCCCCTCGGCCGGCGAGTCGATGAAACGGCGCTTGACCCAGCCGTGGCCGACGCCGCCCGGGTTCGAGGCCCAGCGCATCCGCAGCGGCACCTGCACGTCACGGACGCGCCGAAGCCGGGAGAAGAGATAGAGGTATTGCGACTGCGAGAACTGCGTCAGCTCATCGAAGCCGATGAACTGATACTCCGAGCTCTGATAGCGGTAGACGTCGTCCTCGGCCTCGAGGTAGCCGAAGGTCAGCGTCGCCCCGGACGGGAACGTCCACGTCTTCTCACGCTCGTTCCACTTCGCCCGCCCGTAGAGCCACTCCTTCGAGCGCGCCATCGCCGCCCCCGGGAGCGCGAGGTCCGAGAACGAGCGCCGCAGGATCAGCCCGGCGTAGCCGGGAACGTCCACGTACTGCAGCGCCCCCGCCAGAATCGCGTCGCTCTTCCCTCCGCCGGCGGCGCCGCCGTAGCCCGCCTCGAGGCAGTCGAGGCTAAGGAACGCCGCCTGCTTCGCCGACGCCGTCCCCAGGTGCGGCCAGAGCAGCTGCAGCATCGGCCACTTCGAGCTCAGCAGCGTCGCCGCGCTCGAGGGGCTTCTCGAGGGCCTTGAGAGCCCCTGCGGCGGCGAGAACGTCGGCGACGTCGGCAAGCGAAGCACTCCTGTCCTCGAGCTGCGGCGAGACGGTCACGTCGAGCTGCTGGCGCTCGATCCCCCTGCCGGCCGCGTTCGCCGTGTACCGGTGCCAGTAGACGCGGATCGTGTCGGAGGCATCCGGCGCGTGCGCCCACTCGCTCAGGTCGCGGTCGGCCACGTCCGCGCGCGCCTCGCGCGACAACGCCAGCAGGCGCTGGTGGCGGTAGTAGTCCTGCTTGCGGAAGTCGGTCAGCGTCCGCCCGAAGCTCCGCGCCGCCTTCGACGGCTCGAGCCCCTCCTGCAGAAGCCCCTCGAGCCGGCGCCAGTCACCCTCGATCGGCGGCCCCTTGACCCGCGGATGCTCCGCTTCGGCGAGGATCTCGGCCCTCTTCATGCTCCCCCTCAGCCCGGATTTGGGCGCACAGGGCCCGAATAAGCGGATGCTAAGCGCTCGAAGCTCCGCCTGTCAACTCCGGGAGCAACCAGCCACGGCTCGACCAGCTCGCCACGCACGTCGCGCAGGCGCCAGCGCTCCGCCAGCCAGGCCACCCCCTCGAGCGCCCGCTCCCGGCTCGCGGCCGGGTTCCTGTCGACCAGGCGCCGATAGACATACGGCGACCAGGGCCGCTTCCGCTGCGCCCGCGGCCGCGGCTCCCAGCGGCCATGCCTGCGCGCGTCGACAAACCAGGCAACGACGTGCCAGCGCAGCCACGGCTCCTCTCGGCGCATCAGCCCCAAGAGCCGCTCGAGCTCGTCGACGCCGCTCTGGACGCAGCTGCAAGTCCTGCCGTCCCGATGGATCCGGCAGCTCGGCTCGTGCGGGCGCAAGAGCAGCCCCGAGGCGCCACGATTGTCGCCGTCACCGGAGCGGAGCGTGTCCCTCAGCTCATGCAACCCCTCCAGCAGCAGGATCAGCGCGGCCAGCCGGCGCGTTGCCACAATGGGCGACAAAGCTTCCTGGAGTTTTGGCGGCGGGGCGGAACCGGCGTTGCGACGCAATGTCGCGTCTCGCCGTGCCCCCCGTCCACCCCCGGCCACTACGGCCACGGCCGGCCGCTCGGCCACGGCCACGAACGCGCCGAGCACGGCAGCGAGGACGGCTAGCACCGCATACCAGGCTGCATACAGCCCGAAGTATGCGCAAACGGAGGGTGAACCGTCAAGCGGGCCGCATGGCTGAGCCGGAGCCCGCATACGCATGTTGTCGGTGCCGTTGCCACAGCTCCGTCAGCCGGGCGCGCAGCAGCTCGTCGCCGGCCCATGGCTCGAGCCAGCCGCCGCGGCTGAAGAAGTAGTCGACGAGCTCGGCCTCCGATTCAAGCACGTAGCCGGCCGCCGCCACGAAGCGCTCCGCCTGGCGGACGCGCAGCGAGCGCAGGCGATCCGGCTCTGACTGCGGCATGTTGCCGCTTCTGACACCAGAAAGGAACCAGCCTGCGGGCGAGCGTAGGCCGTGGGCTGCGCTCGTCGCCGCCAGCCACGCTTCGACGAGGGCGTCGTCGCAGGCCTCGAGCTCGGCCAGCTGCGCAGGGGTCAGTCCGAGCTCAGCGAGGGTCATTCGGCCTCCACAACTCGTCGAACGCTCCGAGGGGTTCGAGCGTCTCTTCAGCGTGTTCGAAAAGCTCTTCGACGTCGTCGATTTCTCGCGCGCGCGACAGCGTACGCTCGTCTTTAAACAAACGCTCTGTCTCTGTCTCTGCCTCTCGCTCGCGCGCGATCGCTAGCGGCTTGCTAGCAACAAAGTCGATGAAACCCGCATGGTTGAGCGCTTCGAGTTGTCGTGACGAGACTCTGATACCGAGCTGACGCGTGAGTGACAAGGTGTTGACACGCACTTGACAGTGTGCTGACGCGTAGATGAGCCAGAGTCCGTGCAGCACCGCGCGCTGGTGCGCGGTCAGCTCCAGGTAGCCGTCGTTGTGCAGTAGATCGAGGTGGTTCTTGATCCACGGCGGGTTGCGATCGGTGTAGTGCTGGTAGCGGTTCCAGTTGCGGATGACGATCCACTGCTCGTCTGTCATCGGGCCGCCGTCCGTTCGTCGATGTCAAGTCCACGGAGGCGGCCGGCGGCCCGTCTTAAGGATACGTTCAGCTTCGGCCCTTGACAACCTGGGTTTACGGGCGTACCTTGGGTTTCGTCAAGTTCACGTAAACGGAGGTTGTCATGGGCAATACGGTCTTTCAGGTGGTCGCGGTCTACCCGTCGGGGAACCGCCGCCCGGTGCTGGCGCCGCACGAGACGCGCGCGGCCGCCGATTGGCATCGCGAGCTGTGCGAACGCGATGCGGATCCGCGCGACGGGTGGGTCTACGCGGTCGATGAGGTCGCGGAGGAGGTGGTCCAGGTGGCGGCCGAGATCTCTGCCGAGATCTCTGCCGAGTCCTACAACGGCTGGTCGAACTATCCGACCTGGTGTGTGAACCTGTGGCTCGCGAACGACGAGGGGCTTTATCGTGAGGCACTCGCGCTCGTCGCCGACGTCCTTGCCGGCCCGCACGAGACGCCGCGGCTCGGTGTCGCGGATGCGCTTCGGGCGTGGGTGCGCGACGAGCTCGCGCCCGACCTCGGCGCCTCGTTCGCGGCCGATCTGCTCGGCTACGCGCTCGACCGGGTGGATTGGCTCGAGATCGCGGATGCGTGGCTCGAGCAGGTCGAGGAGGTGGTCTAGATGACTGCCGAGACGAAGGACGGCTTGCTCGTTCTCGCCCTCACGCCGGTGTTTCTCGCTCTCGTCGTGCTCTGCTTCCTGATCTCGCCTTGGCTCTACTTCGTGCTGGCAGGCGGCTGGGTGATCTACGAACTCGGCTACGGCCGGGCTGAGCAACAGTGTGAGGCCTCGCGCGACGCCTCGTGCGAGTGGACGGCGTTTCTCGAGCAGGAGCTGCTCGAGCGGATGGAGCGAGACGGTGTCTAGGCCGCTGCTGGAGCTTCGTCGTGCGGTCGTCGCCCGGCGCCGGGCCGAGCAGCGGTACCGGCGTGCGCTCGTCGCCGCCTCGGGCGAGTACGGGTACGCGCAGGTGGC